TCAGGTGCTCAGCAAAGAAGAAGAAGCAAGACGTCAGGTAGAGATTGATAAACTCAAAGCTGAAATTGTAGAAAAAGAAAGAAGAGTAGAAGAAATTAAGAGTCAAATAGCGTCGGGCAACTATACTGTGCAAACCAAAGCAATTGCTCAAAATGCTATCAAAGATCTTGACGCTACCCGAGCTGCATTAATTGACTTAACAATGAATAAAGCCCCTGGCCAATCAAGCAAATATCCTGCTGCACCAGTCGCACAACCTGCTCCTGCATTATCAGTTGGGCGTGGTGAACCGGCTGGTGATGTAAACGATCCAGCTATAGCTCAGTTGCTGGCTACAGCAAAGAAACAAGGAAAGATATGAGACTTTTAGAAGGCGGCAATGTATTCAAAGATGCTGATGGCAATCCACTCACCGGTCGTATCAATCAAAGCGATGTAGCTGCCACAGTACAATGGCTAGAGCATCTTACAGGCCTACAATTTCCACGTGAACGTTGGCTAGGATCTACAGGTAAGAAGCCCACTAGCGGTGACTTGGATATGGCTGTGGATCTCAGTGAGATTAGCAAAGAACAACTTGCAGCCAAGCTAACGCAATGGGCAGTGAGCCACGGAGAAGATCCACGCAACTGGATTAAGAAAGCTGGCGAAGTTCATCTTAAGACTCCTATCGGCGGCAAGCCAGAAAACGGTTACGTACAAACAGATTTTATGTTCTTCCCTAACTTAGACTGGGGACAGTTCTATTATGGCGGAGGGGAAGACTCAGTATACAAGGGCATGAACCGTAACGTGCTTATGAGTTCTATTGCTAAACAACTAGGACTCAAAGTTGGTGCTAACGGTATGTTCAGTCGTGCAACTAATCAACTAGTTGGCGGCGGCATGGATCCTGATGTTGTTGCTAAAACATTGTTGGGTCCACGTGCAACTCGTGAAAATCTAAAAAACGTAGAAAGCATTTACGCTGCTCTAGCCAAGGACAAGGAACGTGACGCCAAGCTCAAAGACTTCCGCGAATACTTGGCACGTGAAGGACTAACAGAACCGAACTCTGTTAATGAAAACACAGACGTACACTTCTTGGCTAAACTACGCGATCGTATTGTTAACCAAGGCATGATGCCGTTGATTGAAGCAGAAAAAACAAACCCATATCAAATCTACGAAGCAGAAGCTGCTGGGGTAGGTGGCAAAGCCAAGGGTATTGAACATCTTGAAGACTATGTGTTCCGTAACGGCAGTGCTGGTGTAAAGAAAGCCTTGGAAATTGTTGCGGCAGCAAGTGCCCAACCAAGCACAACTACAGTTAAGTGGGACGGTAAGCCCGCATTAATTTTTGGACGCAAACCTGCTACTGGCGAATTTGTACTTACTGACGGATCGGGCTTTGATGCCAAAGGTTACGACGGACTAGCAACTAGCCCGCAAATGATGGCACAGATTCAAAGTCAGCGGTCGGGCTCAAGAGACGAACTCATTCAATTGTATGCTAAGTTGTTTCCTATTTTAGAAGCAGCCGTTCCTACCAACTTCCGTGGGTATGTAAAAGGCGATTTACTTTACATGGACACACCTCCGCTTGAAGCAGGCAACTATGTTTTCAAGCCAAACACAGTACAGTATCGTATTCCTGCAAAGAGTGCATTGGGACAGAGAATTGGTAACAGCAACATCGGTATTGCTATGCACTCTATGTATGCTGACCAAGGCGAACCACGCCAGCCAATGAGTCGTGTAAAGTTTAATGATGTACCGGGTTTGTTGTTAATTGAGCCTATTGCTGGTAAAGAAATTGCTCCTAACGCTAAGTTAATAAACGATATCAAGAGTTTGTTGCGTAGCAAAGGTCCAGCAATCGATACCTTGTTTAATCCTGTTGAACTACGTGCAATGCAAATTACTGACTTAGCTAAACTATGTGTAGACTATATTAACTATCGCATTGGTTCGGGGCACTTTGAAAACTTACTAGGTGAGTTTGGAGATTGGTTACAAGGCAAAGTTACACCACGCAAGTTCAACAACATTATTGAATACTTGCAGAATCCTTCTTCAAACAAAGAAGGACTTGCGGCAGCGTTTACATTGTTCATTATGTTACACGATCTAAAGCTAGATGTGCTTAAACAACTAGACTTAAAGGATCCTGGGCACGAAGGATGGGTTATGGCCACCCCTGCAGGCTATGCTAAAGCAGTTAACCGTTTTGACTTTACTGCTAGAAATAGAGCCCAAAACAATCCTCAACAGGCGTGATTTTTGCCAAAAGACTAAATAAGTGCAGAGAGATAATCTCATTAACTTAAAGGAAATTTATCATGGCATATTTTGCAAGAGTAAATGGTGATGCACAACCAGTATTCGCTATTGACGTATTAAACGGCCCAGTAAGCCCATCGGCTTCTACAGCAGCTACACCAGTTAACTTAGCTGGTCCTAAGCTCGACTTCTTCCACGCTGTTGCTAACACTACTGTTGTTGGCGAGCAAGGTGTTGGCGAGTACGTTGCTAACGTTATCCAAGCTATCCAACAAACTGCTACAGTTGCAATGTATCAAGTTGACGGTACTTCATTGAGCTTCGCTACTTACCCAACAGGTGCGTTTGCTAATGCTTCTACCAACACATCAGCTGCTACATTCTTGGCTGCTGCTAACATCACTTACACTGGCTTCCAGTTGGACAGTGCTACTAGCATCGGCTTCAAGTTGGCTACCAGCTAATCAGTAGGTTTAGTGTACAGAACAACCCCGGAATAAAACCCGGGGTTTTCTTTTGGCATTAAATACCTATAGAATGCAAATACTGTGTAAAACTCTTTTTGATTGTAGCCATACTGGAATAACTGGATACTTCCGCCCTACGCAAGTTCCTTTTGTTGACCAAGCGGGTAATACAATCACCACTCAAGACGATTGGAATCGTGCTCGTAATCAACAACGCAATTGGGAAACCATTATGCAAATGATTAGCCTACGAGCACAACCTACCATGATTAAGAATCCTAAGCAAGTTGATAACACCTGGCAATTTGTTTTTTCTGTAGAAACCCCTGGTGTTTATAGTACAAACAGTGATATCAACAATACTGATGGACTCACAAATGAATGTGCCGGAATACCAATGATTGTTGGGTTAAATGAGCCCGAAGGTTTAGAACCGTACTTGATTATTACCGGCCCAGATCAAAACATTTGGTTCTCTGCAATAAATACATCATTGGAATAAAATCTCATGGACACAACCGACATCGAAAAGAAAAGCCTTGAAGCTCACGTAGAATTATGTGCCGAAAGGTATAAGTTTCTAGAAACAAAACTAGAATCAGTAGAAGATAAAGTTACCAAGGTAGCAGACTCGGTGTCCAAAGTTAAAGACACTATTGAATCCATGGCTAGCAAAAATAATGATCGCTTGATCAAATGGGGCCTGGCAATAATGGGTTTTATGATGGGCACAATAACATATCTAGTTACCCATTACGTACTCAAATGAAAAAAGAACAAAAGCTAGAACGCTTTGCTGAGCGTGAATTCAAACGTAATATGCACACACTGATCATCGAAGATGAAGAGGGCGGTTATATTGCATTTGGACGTTACAGACTAATTCCTAGAGGACATCAATTTGATGTGTTCACAAGTAGCGAAGATCTCATAGGATCTTTTAGCAACAAACGTATAGCCATGAGCTGGTGCGTGGCTGACAAATACAATCAATTAAACCTAGCCCACAACATTAAAAATTTAGACGTTAAAAAACAATCAATGGAAGCTGATCTTTATGTTACTCGTTCTCAGGCAGATCGAACACGTAACGAAGGCTTTGCAGAGGTGGTTTTAACCAAGCTACAACCCAAGGTAGAAAGACTATCTTGGTTAAATAATGAATTAGAAAAATGTTTAAATTCGGCTAAATATCTACAACTAAGAGGATTCCAAAATGAAACTGCAAGAACTAGCGACAACTAAGCCTACAAAACAAATAGCCAAGGTATTCGAAAGCTATTTTGGCTCACGCATGAGTTTTGACAAACTTACTGGTGCAGAAGCCAGCAAGATGCTAAAGCGTGTACGTGGCGTACTAGGCGAAACCCGTCGTCAACCCAGCTTCCACAAAAGCGAACAAAACCCTGCTTACCTAAAGCTGGTAATGATGGAGCAAGCTCTCGCAGCTAGGCTCAAAGAAGTAGCTCCACCTACACCTGCTGCTCCACCTGTTCCTGGTGCTGCACCTGCTGCAAATCCTGCCACTGATGCAGCCGCTACTATTGCTGCTACTAAAGATCCAGCAGTTAAAGCAGCTCTACAAAAAGCAGCCAAGGGTCAAAGCCTTAACCCAGAAGAACAAAAGATTGTTGCTGGCCAAGCTCTAATGAAGACTACTGAAAGTCTACGCCGTGCATACAAGATGCTCAAGGAATCTGAAGTTCAACAAGCTCAAGTTGTTCTTGCTGCTCAAGACATGGTAGACAAGATGCAAAAGATGATTGAAGATACAACTAGTTTGCAGTTTAAAGAATTGCCGGCCCTAGTTGACTCTATCAAGAATCAAGTTGGTATGGACCAAGCCCAACAATTCAACACAGACGCTACTGCCGCACTTGCTGGCCTAGTACAAAACCTACAAGGTAGCAAGCAACAAATGGAACAAGCCCTTGGCGTTGTTACTGGCCAAGCTGTTGCTCCTGGTGCTAACATTGGTGCCGATATGGGTGCTGAAGTTGGTGCAGACTTAGGCGGTGCTCCAGGTGCAGAACTTGGTGCTGAAGTTGGTGCAGACTTAGGTGCTGATATGGGAGACGATTTAGCTGCTCCAATGCCAGACGAAGAAATCCCACCTCCGCCAAAGGCAGCTTTAGGT